CTCTAGTTCCGTAAGTAGTTTCTGTTCCTGTTGTGGAATTAACTCGGTAAGTTATAAATCCGTTTTGTGAGCGGACGGGACCGCTAAAGCTCGATTTTGCCATAATTTCCTCCTTCGGAAATAAGTTTTATCGTCTTGGCTCGTCTGCTAGGTCAGTCGATAAAACAAAACTAATAAACCCTAGAATTTTATTCTATACCTTGTTGTCGAAAAAAGAAAGGGAAGCCGAAGCTTCCCTTTACAATTGTCTAAACGACTATTTATGCTCCTGGGGAACCATAAATACCACGCCAGTCACTAAAGCCAAAAGAATATCTTTCTCTAGCTTTATATCGCATGTTACCAGTTTCGAAGTCTCCTTCCATTCCAGTAGACATTGCTGCTCTCACAAAATGTTTCAAGCCGTTAGGTGCGTCAGTTTTTATAAAAAACGCATCCGTATCAGTTAAAAAGTGATTTACTGTGTAACCTTCTGGAAGCATGCTCATGTTTCTGATAGCGTTTATATCGTTATCAGAAGTGCTTACTCTTCCAGGAGTATTTAATAGTCTATCAGCTACAAACTGAAGTGCTGGTGGAACGATTAGCTTTCTAGCTTGAACGTTAGTTTTTAAACCACGTTCATCCTTAAAGCCAGCAATGTCAATCATTGCATTCTCTAAAGAAGTTTCGTTCAAATCAGCAGCTGTGCTTGGCTCATTTGCTTGATCTCCAGCTGTCAGGGTAGGGTGATCGGTAGCGAATAATTCTTTACCATCACCTCCTGGGAAGCTTGAGGAGAAACCATTATTAAGCACATTTGCAGCTTTCACTTGTTTCGTTTGGCTCATGGATCGAGCTAACGCTTTAGTGTATCTAGCGGAAATGCTGTCATAAAGGTTGTCTTCTATAGCTTCTTCAGTTAAAGCAAAAGCTAATGCTACAGTTTCGTGTGAGTATCTAGCTGTGTAAGTTTCTTGCGCATAGTCATATGAGACTGATGAGCCTTCTCCTTTCACAGGAGCTTCACCGAATCCTGAAAGCATAACTTCTTCTTCAAACGCTCTATCTGAATTTTCTGTATCAAAAATTTCAGAATGCTCGTTTTCGTATCTGCTATATTCAAGTCCAAAGAGAGCGTTTAATCCAGGCTCTAGTTCTTGCACTAATTGTGCTCTATTAATTGCCATTGTTATTTACCTCTTATTATGAATTGCCGAAGACAGAAGCTGGGAACGTGACATACATTCTAGCGTATTGCCCAATAGAGTTTGACGGTTTATCGGGAAAACCTACTACTAGTGCAATCCCACTGGAAGTAGTTGCTGTAACTGCTTCTTTCGATCGACCTGTTGCTGAATCACCTGCGGTTGTTGTGATAGTATTTGTTGTACCGATTGATGCTTGTGTTGGAGTTGCAGAACCCTGCGCCTCGTAAACAATATCAGGATCGACATAAACAAACGCTTTCGCATTCGCAGAACCTAGTGTTGCAGTATCAGCTGTCCACACCTTAGAAAAGATGATTTCACCTGAAGTTGCTGTGTATTCTACTCCGTAAAACACGCCTAGTGGTGTACCTGTTGCAGTACCCTGTATAACCAAACCGCTTGAGAGATTTACTACGTCGCCCGAAAAAATCGAAGCATCTGTAGCACTCGCTATTGCGAACTCTTGAGGTCTGATTGTACCACCAGACATATGATATGCGGGAGTAAAACCATCTGGATCATTTGTATTAGCCATGTTATTTTACCTTATAAAATATGTTGTTAAAATTCTTAGTATTACCTAAGATCCTTTTCCGAAAGTAACCTTTGAACTTCTATTAGGTCTACTAATAGGCATTCTTGGATCGCTTTCTCTCATTAAATCTGTGTCAACAGCACGCATAGCGTCAGCGGTCATATTATCAAAATATTCGTTCCGTTCATTAACTGTCTCCTCAGGTATTCTTGCCAGGATCAAACCACCTACTCCGATTACTCCAGCATGCACTCCATCTTGTATCGTTGGCGCTTCGAAATCTGGGAACTCTTCAGCACGAACAGGCTCAAAGCCTTCGCGTAAACGCTTAGACATATTAGTCTTATCGTCCTGACCTAGTATAGATTCTCGAATCCAACGATGCTTAAAACCTGGAGGTGCAGCAGGTGCATCTAATGCAGAGGGCGGTGCCCATGGTGTTCTGCGAGTTTTTTCTTCTCGTGTTTTTGCAGATCGAGGAGATCGATCAGTAGAAACAGATTCTTCAACTTTATTATTTGTATCTTTTTCTGTCATTTTTTTACTCCTTATTGTGGTTTAACATATTTAGCATACTCTTCAAGAGGCACACCGAGTTTTTTAGCTATTGCTACTTGGCTCTGTGTGAGTTTTACAGTCTTACTGCGTGCATTTTTACTTCTAGCTTGTCTTGTCGGACTAGCCACTCTCTGCACGGGAGAGTCGGAAACTTGTTCTCGATCACCATTATCGCTATTTATTCCATATTTAGCAAGTCTAGTGTTTAGCTCATTATAGTAGTCATCGGTTTTTCCATCATAGCCCTCTTCCATTAGTTCTCTATGAAGACCGAAAGCAGCAAAGGTTAAGCCTTGGTCTTGACCAAACCATTTATTTTGTGCAGCCCAATCTTGTGCTTTCGGGTCTGGTGGCGCAGGTTGAACAACAGAATTCTGTGGCGGTGCCACTGGAGTCTGTGCTACAGGCTCCTCTGCTGTTTTTTTCCTTTGTGCTGTTACACGTCGTAAACTTTCTGATTCAACAGATAGTCTTGAGAGTTTTTCATTAGCTGTTACAATCGCATCTGTGTCACCACGATCAAAAGCATCTTTGTACTCTGTTTTGGCAGAATCCAACTCTGTGTTAATTCTATTGTCGTACTCAGAAAACATAGCTGTGTTGGCAGAATCCGCTTTCTTTTTAAGAGTAGCGTTTTCTTCCTGCACTTTTTGTGCCCAAGACAAGGCTTCTTCGTTTTGTCTTTCTGTTTCTCTAAGTTTATAGGTTAGCTTGTTAATGCGTTTCTGGACAGAATCACTATAATCTTCTTGTTCAGATTTTTCTTCTTTCTCAACTGTTTCTTCAACAATCTCTATTCCGTCTTCTTTCTTTTCTTCAGCAGGAAGTTCAACTTCTACTGTTTCTTCTATGGCAAGATTTTCTTCTTGTTGCATGGTATCCTCCATGGTGGTTATTAATAATCTACTGCTTCTGGGTCTGGTATTCTAGCTAAAATTTCATCGTCATTTAAAATTCGAAGCTCACCTCCGTCAATTTTAAAACGAGCTCCAGCATACCTGCCAAAAAGCACCCATTCTCCCTCTTCACACCAAGCACCTTCAGGAAACTTTACAGTATCCTTATATGCGTCTGGTCCAAGAGAAATAACATATCCTACAACTGAGGATACTGTGTCTCTTTCAATAGTTTCTGAGACTAATTGAATTCCCCCATCAGTTACAGCAGATCTACCTCGTGGCAATATCAATACTCTGTATCCTGTTGGTTGTGGTAATACGTCTTTCTGTGAAGCAACTTCTTCTACTGATTTTTCCTCTATGATCTCAGGTGTCGGTGCTCTGTCAAAATTCATCACTACGTCTGGTACAATTTCTTTAGTCATCTACTTCTTTCTCCATATTTTTCTGCAGGTCAATTATTTCTTGTTCGGCGGAGCGAAGACCTGATATCTCTCCTACGATGCGTTGGTATTGCTCAAAATTAGCAACACCTCCCGATGCGAGTGTATCTTCTAAAGCAGTACAACGCTCCCTGTATTTTTTTAGTAAGTACTCGACAACCTTTATATAATCCATTACTCTCCTCCTGGCTCAGAATTTTCTTCTGCATCCTTAACTTGTTTTAAAATCTCTCCATAAGATTTCTGGGATTTAAGCTCAGCGTCCATTGCATCTTTCTCTCTAGCTGCAGCAATTTTCTGCTGGGCAATGTCTTCATTTTTTTCTGCTTTCGCCAGAGTAGTCTGGGCATCCATCTCTGCTTTAGTAAGCTCAGTTTGAGCACGGAGTTGATCAGCGTCGCTTTTTCTTTGTATTTCTAGTCCTTGTAGCTCTAGTTGTTTGTTAGCTAATTCTATCTGTGG